GTATTTAGCTAACGACCTTGTTCAACAAGATAGTTGGATGGACTAAGGTGTAGCTATGGATAATTTGTCAACTGAAGCTGAGAACAATTATATAAAACATGCGGTTAGTTTTGGTGGCAAAACTGAAGAACAAGCTAAGGAAGATATTAAAGAGTTTAATAAATTAAAAGGTTCGCAAGTTAAGTTACTTAACGATCTTCTTATTAGCGGTCCTATGGGTGCAGATTTTAATAGTTTAGATGCACAAGGTGTAGAAAGACAAAAAAGCACGTGGGCTTCGTACCAGACACAAATAAATATTATTACAGGTTTTGAAGCTAGTAGCGATGATAATTTTGAGCAAGAATTTGCAGCAGAAGCAGTTATTGTTGATGAAAACCTTGCGTCTATAGAGGAGCTTTATAGAAACACTGGCAATCCTGTTGTTGGTTCGTTTGACCCTGAAGATTCTAGATTTGGAGAACTTGGTAACCGAGTTGTTACTGCACGTGGTCCAGCAGGTCAAAAATTTATTACTAAAGATGAAGAACAAATAGTTGCTGACGTATTGTTTATGATTCAGAATTTGCCTGAAGATGAACAAAAATTGTTAGCTATGGAGTTAGCTGTTGCAGGATATTACACACGTTACGGTGGGCATGACGCAGTATTTAATGACGATGATAGTTTAAACATGAGAGCTTACGGTAAGGCTTTAGGTGAAGCGATAATAGATGCGCAACAGTTTCAACCTACTGGGGACATACAAACTGGTGAAGTAGGCGGAATGCAAATTAAAGTACCTAGTCAAGTAGGTTTGGGTATTAGCTACACGTACAACATTTTGACTGGTCAATCTGGTTTGACTGGACAAGAAATTGTGCAAAAGTTTGAGGAGTCTCAAGCAGAAGCGGCAATGGAAACAGTGCAACAGTTTGACCCTGCAACTTTAATGAGAACTGTTAATGAAGTTAGTAAGAGTTTGCTTGGACAAAATGCTACAGAAACTCAAAAGAATAAGTTTGTTGAAGCTATGGTTGGTTTAGTTAAAACTAATGCTGTTAATAATATGGACCGACCTGACCCTGTTATACAGGCAGAAATGTTTTTAGATACTGCTGATGGTGCGCCTGAGCAAATGGATGCTGCTAGGAAAGGTCGTGCTGTTAATGCTTTACGAAGGGCGGTTTTAGGGGGATGATGGTAAACTCTTTGGATGATTTTAAATTGGTTGGTAGTGACTTTAATAACAGGAGGTTACATGGCTGTTCCTAATATTGATTGGAACCAACTTGAGCAGATAGCTGAAACTGATTCTGAGTTGCGTTCAGCTTTAGATATTGTTACTGCTCGTATGCCTGAACGCCCTGCACGTACTACGTTTGGTCAAGCAGATGATGAGGCAAAAGCGTTGTTGCTTGCCCATGAAGGCGATAAATTTAATACAGCTACGCAACGTCATCCTGTGTATGAAGATTCGGAACTTAATCCTACCATAGGATATGGGCATCTTCTTTCTGATGATGAAATTAAATCTGAGACTATTACTATTGATGGCGAAACATACAATCTTAATGATGGTCTTGATGAAGCTACTGCGTATAAGTTATTTGAAGAAGATTTCCAAATTCATAAAGATATTTTATTTGCAGAGCTAGCGTTAAATGAAGCTGTGTTGTTTGCTGATTCTCCTGATTCTGATGTAGATTACAACTGGGCAAGTGCTTGGAGCGTTGGAGATAATACTAATTTAGGTACTCCTATTGAATATATGGGCGGTTCTGAAAAACGTATTGAAGTTGCGAGCAATGGTGATACTAAAATATTTGGTTTTAATAACAGGGAAGAAGTGTTAGCTGCTGGTCAAGCACGTTATGAAGAAATGCCTACTAATGTTCAAGCTGCTGTGCTTTCAGTTACTTACAATTATGGCAGTACTGGTCCAGAAACTATCCGTAAAGTTAATAAGGCTATAGATACTGAAAATTTTGCTGCGTTGGCAGAACACTATGACACTAAGTTAGCTAGTGAAGCTAATCCTAATAGACGGCGTGATGAAGCTAATCTTATTCGTACTGGTCAAAGTGTGCAAGTTAGGCAAAGTGCTGAAATGCAAGGCAGTACTCTTAACAGAATTGGTGTTCCTAATGTTTTTGCTGGGCAGGACATGACAGGGTTTGCCATAGGTGGTTCTGGTATGGGTACTAGAAGCCCTAGTGGGTTTAATGTTGGTCGTCAAATGATGGCTGGTGATCGTGATGATTTAGCACGTTTTAATAGATTCCAAACTGCTGGACAAACTGGTGGGTTTCCGCAAGTAACTGGTCAGGTTGACCCTTTTGCGAAAGAAGAAAGCCGTAAGTTTTTGGAAGAGCAGTATGGTGCTTACGGATTTTTCTTGTATGAAAACAATAAAGATTTGCAAGTTGGTGTAGACAAATTTGGAGTTTTTGTTCCTGTTGATGACCCGTCTGCTTTGCCAGAAAATGGTGGCACTACAATGAACATTTTAGATGCTATAGAAAAAGAAGATGCAGCACTAACAGGTGATACAGAAGTTGGTTTAACTAGAATACAAGAAATATTAGGTTTTACAAAGTGGGGAATGGAAAACAATAAACATCAGAGACAATTTGATGTTGAGTTTGCTGACCTTAATGAAGTAGAACAGCAAGAATATTTAGATTCTGAAATGGAAAATATTAAAAAAGTTTTGCAGTTTATGGGTTTAACTAGCATTGACCCGTCAACAGGTGCGTTGGGGTACGAGTTTAGCGATGAAGAGGTTTTTCAATTAGCGTATCAAATTAAACGTTTAAATAAATCTGATGATGAGTTTTTTATTCAAAGCATGGTGTCTGCTCAGGTTGAACAGAAATCTGTTGTTAATGAGTACAACATGTATCAGTCGTTAATTAACCAAAATAAAGCTGCTGCTAGTAACTACTATGTAGATGTTAAAGATGAGCAGGTACAAAAATTTACTGAAGAAATTTTTACTGGTAAACGTGCTGCTGGTGAGTGGGAGAATTACTTGCAGCAACAGGCTTTTGCAAAGTACCCTCATTTAAAAGAAATTTTGTCTGAGTTAGGTATGACTCCGAAAGAGTATTTTGCTAGTACTGAGGCTTCTATTGAGCAGTTGCTTGGTAAGCAAATTAATTTAGGTGATGAGAAGTATAGTCCTATTTTGAATTATATTGATGAGAAGACTGGGCAGGTTCGTGCGTTAACTGGTTGGGAGGCTTCTGAGTATATACGTGGTACGGATGAGTATTTAACTAGTACTAGTGGTCAGAATAAGATTCTTCAGATGGTTGAGGGTATTGCTTCTGCGTTTGGAAAGGCAGCGTATTAATTATGATTTTAGATATTGGCGGCGTAGATTCGGGTACTGCGTTTACTCCTGACATTTACGAACCAGCTCCTGAAACAACTCCTGAGCCTGCTGTCCCTGTAGAAGACACACAAGGATACGGTTTAATAAAAGATGCGTTAGAAAGATACGGTTTATCATCGTTATTGCCTGAAGTTTTAGAATACGTTAAAAAAGATTTTACTGTTCCTGAAATGATTGCACGTTTAAAAGGAACCCCTGAATTTGAAGACCGTTTTCCTGCGCTGGCAGAACGTAGAAAGAACGGGTTGAACGCTATATCTATAGATGAGTATTTAACTTTAGAAGACGGCTATCGGCAAACCATGAAAGCATACGGTATACCCGAAGAGTTCTATGACAAAAATGATTTATCTGAATTTATAGCAAACGATGTGTCAGTTAATGAAGTTACTGAACGAGTTTCTATGGCATCAGAAGCTGTAGCAGGCGTAGACCCTAACTTGAAAGGAGAATTAGCTCGTCTTTATGGGGTTGGTGGCGACACTGACGGAGACATAATAGCGTATTTCTTAGACCCTGATAGAGCTGTTACTGCGTTTGAAGCTAGAACACAGTTGTCTGCTGCTACTATTTCGTCAGCGGCTGTAGCAGCTACAGGCGGTGGGTTAACATCTACTGTGGCTGAGCAGTTAGCAAATCAGAATGTTCAGAAGCGTGAAGTAACAGAGCGGTTAACTTCACAAGCTGGTTTAACGCAAGCAACGTTAGGAACTCAAGGTGTTAGTACGTCTGAGTTGGCTGCTTCGTCGTTTGGTTTAGACCCTGATTCTGTTGCTGAGGTGCGTAGGTTGCGTCAAAGAAGGCAAGAAACTAACCAATCTGGTATGGGTGGCTTGGTCCAACAGCAGGGCGCTACTGGCTTAGGCGCTGTATAAAAACGTAGGTTGTTTACAAAACCTTGCATTTTGCTTATATTTGGTTATGTGATCTGCCCCATTATGTGGGTGAGCCGTTCACACTAAATTAAACTCCGCTAACATTCCACCGTTGTTAGCGTGTATGTAAAGGTGAGTGACATAATGGAAACAGAGTCTACAGAAACGGAAGAAGTTTCTAGTACCGAATCCAAACCAAATTGGCGTAGAGAACTTGAGGCGAAAGCCAAGAGAGCTGATGAGCTTGAAGCGCAAGTTCAACAGATGCAACGCAAAGAAGTGTTTCGTGATGCTGGCTTAGACCCATCCAATAGGATGACTGAGTACTTTATGAAAGGCTACGAAGGCGAGCTAACTGTTGAAGCGATACAAGTTGAGGCTGCTAACACAGGTTTAACAAATCTGGTAGCGCAAACAGATACGTCTATGGTAGATCAACAGGCGCAGTTTGCAGCACAGGTAGAGGCGGAACGAAGAATCGCTGAAGCTGGTGATGATGCTGGTCCTGTCACTGACCCACAATTTGAGAGTTTAATTAAACAAACTAAAAACGAAGATGAACTGCGACAGTTGTGGGAATCTAATGGCGGTACTTTTAACGCTATGACGTGAGGTAGGCTCCAAATTTAATTGGAGATAGCCTAATGGCAATAACACAAATGAGTTCGCTGAACTCCGCTGGTAATGCAGCGTTTGAACAGCTCGCTTACTTTGCGTTGCGATCACAACCTCTCTTTGAGATGGTTGCGGATGTGAAAACCACTAACCAATCGCACGCTGGAGCAAGCGTTAAGTTCACAAAGTACAGCGATTTATCACAAGCTACTTCAGCAATTTCCGAAACTTCTGACATTTCCCCTGCAACATTGGGTGATGCACAGGTTACGGTAACTCTTGCTGAGTATGGTAATTCAGTACAAACCACCGCTAAAGCACGTGGAACCAGCTTCTTGAACATAGATGCTGATGCTGCGAACATTATCGGTTACAACATGGGTGACAGCCTTGATAAGATTGTTCACGACATCGTAACTGAAGGCAGCAACGTATTATACGGTGGCGATGCTACAGCTACAGGAGAACTAGCAGCAGGTGACGTTATCACCGCTGCTCTTATTCGTAAATGCGTAGCTAACTTACGAGCTGCTTCTGCACCTGCATTTAATGGCAACGTTTACGTTGGATTTATCCACCCTGACGTTTCTTTTGATCTTCGTGCAGCTACAGCCGTAACTGACATTATCCAACACCAAATCCGTCAAGACGCTGGCGCTGTCCGCACAGGTAGCATCGGCACATTCGGTGGAGTTGACTTCATTGAAACACCAAGAATTACGCTAACCGCTGACGCTGGTGCTTCTAATGTTGATGAATACAAAACTGTAATAGTTGGTAAACAAGCTCTAGCAAAAGCGCACAGTGCTGCTGCTGGTTTCGGTGCTGACCCAAGCATCGTATTCGGTCCTGTAACCGACAGCTTACGCCGATTCAACACAGTAGGTTGGTA